ATATTATACGAAAGGCAAGAGTTAGTGCAGCTTGTGGCAAATGATATGAATCTCCAGAATTATAGGAATATAATCAAAAGTATATCTTTAGGAGATAATATTCGTTTGTCTAGAGATGCTGAACGTAAACTGGCTTTAAATGATACTTGGTATCTTGGAACCTTTATTTTAGGATATAGTTGGTTGGATAGTAAATTTCATCCAGCACTTTGCACATTTTTCGATGATAATTTTGATACGAATCAAATACATTTACATCCACGAGGACATCTAAAAACTACAACTATTACTATTACTGGTAGTATTCGTAGAATTCTTGTTCATCCTAATTGGAGAGTTGCGATTTGTGCTAATGTATCTGATAATGCTTCTTCGATGTTGAATGAAATTAGAGCACATTTTATTCACAACACTAAATTTTGTGATCTGTTTCCTGAACATAAGGTGACTAGGTCAAAGCAAGAAGGAACTGGAATCAAATTTACTACGCCTGGTAGGACTTTAAAACATATTAGAGAAGCATCTTTTGAAGCATTTGGGATAGATACTGCTATTGTTTCAAGGCATTATGATATAATCATATTTGAAGACATTTGCGATTCCAAGAATTCTAAAACACATATGTTAAGAGAAGGAGTAAAAAGAACTTTTAAAGAAATGATGTCTCTTCTTACTCCAAGAGATGGACAAGAACCTGTAAAGATTGTTGTAGGGACTAGATGGCATTTTAACGATTTTTACAGTTGGATTCTCAAAGGAAATGTAAAATCTAAAAAATATAAAGTGCTGATAACTCAATCTTATTGGGAAGAGGATGGTGAAATTGTTGTATTATTTCCTGAACAATTTAGTTATGAATACTTAATGGCTTTAAAAGATGAAGATTCTGGTCAAGGTGCTTATATCTTTAGTTGTCAATATCAAAATAATCCTATTCCAGATAAAGATAAAGAAATGGATACAAAGAAAATAAATAAATATAAAAATGTAGCTCCAGATAAGTTGCCTTTCTCTGGACTATATTTTAGATATATGACAGTAGATCCTGGTGGATGGGAAGAACAACGTGGTATTAAAAAGCATGATGACACATTTATTTCGGTAGCAGATGTTGATACTAAAGGTAATATCTGGATAAGAGAGTGTATTTTTGGGGAATGGCATCCAGACGATCAGATACTTTATATTATTTCTATGATTAGAAAATGGATTCCAAAAGATGTTGGGATTGAAAGTGTTTCCCTTCAAAAGACTTTAAATTTCTTTTTGAAAAAAGAATTAATTAAACATGGAATATATGCAGAACCTACTGAAATCAAAAGAGGAAAAATGTCTAAAGAAGAAAGACAGAGACGAATAATTCCTTACTTAAATGCTGGACAATTATATGTTCCAATAGAGCCTGATGGAACCCTGAATAAAGGAATTAGAAGATTGTTATTAGAGATGGATGAATTTCCTGCTGCTAAACATGATGATGGATTAGATACATTAGCTGATATTATTGAAATTATGGATGTTCCAGTCGAAATTGTTAAACAAAAAGTACCTTATAGGGTACCTCCAATACTCTATAGAAATAGAAGAAATTTTCAGACAGGACATTCTACAAGATCTATTTGTGGAGTTAGGTAAATGGCTCAGTTTGTTAGCGATAGCGAAATCTCTAAAATTGTTAGCCGAGATTGGAAATGGGCTGACGATTATAGGGAGAGATATAAAGGTGAATGGAAAAGATTTTATAGAGCTTATAAAGCTTACTTAGATGAGACAAGTTATCCATTTGAAGCAAATTTATCTATTCCTATTGTGTTTTGGATAATTGAAACTCAATTACCTTATCTTCTGAAAATGATCTTTTCGAATGGAGAATTTATAGAAGTTACTGGAAGAAACCTTCGAGGACAGTTATCTGCTCCTGCTGTAAAAGATATGTTAAATTATTTCTTTGAAAATCATTTCGATATCTACAACGATATGTATGAATTTGGAAAACAGTTGTTAATGTTTGGAACTAGTATTTATTTTCCGTATTGGGAATATGAAGTTGAAGAGCGAACCCAATTTATACCGGAGTATAGAAACAATGAATTTGTTAGTTATCGTGAAGAACGGGTGCCGCAAGTCATAAAAAACAATCCAACCGGTCGCGTCGTCGATATTTTTGATTTTTTTGTGGACCCAAATGCTTCACAAAAAAGTAATGCTAGATTTGCTGGTGAAGATTTGTGGTTAGATCCTATGGTATTGATTGAAAAACAAAGAATGGGATTATTTAAGAATGTAGAGAAAGTTTTAGGTTATGAAATGGTTGAAGCAAATCAGAGTCTTGTAGATCGTGAATCTGTATTGAATATTCAATCTTATCAGCGAAGTCCCTATATTTATCGAGGAAAGATACATTGTGTAGACTATTGGGGATATATTTCAAAAGGATTTGAAAAGTATACTGATAAATTTACTATGAAAACTAAACGACAATTGATGCATTGTGTTGTAGCTTATTCAAGTAATATGGCTATGGAACAAGATGGAATTGTGTTATTGGCTGAAGAAACTCCATTTCACCATAATAAATTGCCTTATATTGATGCTAGAATTCATCATTGTAAAGGTGAATTTTATGGAATGGGAGATATTGAAGTTATTGAAAGTATGTGTCAAGAGTTTATTGATATGCGTAATATGAGGTTGGATAATCTCAATAGAATTCTTAATACAATGTTTAAGTTACGTATGGGAGTTGGAATTGATGAATCTGAATTGCTTTGGAGACCTGGTGGGGTGGTTCATGTTAGAAATATGGATGATGTTATGCCATTAGAATCTGGTGGAATTGAGCCTGGACATTTCAGAGAAACTGAAGATATTCGACGGGATATTGAACAATTTTCTGGTGTCAACGATTTTATGGGTGGAAACTTTAGATCTAGTACAGGATTTAATGATACTGCTACTGGGATATCTTTAATTCAAAGAGCAGTGTTAGAAAGAACAGGTCTTAAAGGAAATGTTATTCAGCGAGCAATTAAAGAGATTAGTGAATTTACTTTTAATCTTGTTGCTCAGTATATGCCATATGGAGTTACTGTTAGAACTCTACTGCCGAGCAGTGCTTTAAAGTATAAATTTGTAGATGTTTCTGCTGATGCTTTACGACAGATGTATGATTATCAGATAGTAAATTCTACTGCTGCTGGAAACAAGGAACTTCGAGTAACGCAATTAATACAACTCTTCCAGACTGCTATACCTTTAAGTCAGTATGCTAATGTACAGATGGATTGGAAAGCCTTTTTGCGTAGATTGCTTGAGTACATGGAAATTCCTAATCCTCAAGAACTTCTTGGATTTCCTGAATGGGATGTTCAATTGCCAGAAGAAATCAATCAGGAGGAGAATTTTATCCACTACGATCCTGCTGAAGAAAATAGAATGATGATTATGGAAGGAATTTATATTCCTCCTAAATATGGAGAGAACCATCCACTTCATCTTTTTAGTCATATTGATGCAAAAAATAGTACAAACGATCCAGAAACAATTCGTAGAATTGAGACTCATATTAACGAAACAATCAGATTACAGAATCAGGAAAAAGGACAATTTGCTAATGTAATGGCAACGGCTGTTGGTGCTGGTACAAATAGAGGTCCGCAAGCTCCACAGATTACAACTGGAGAAGCTGCTTCTCCTGGCGGTCCTGCTGGAACTGGTGGATTTGAAGGAGTTATTAGAAATACGGCTAATATGGGAGCAGGAAATGGTTAAAAATCTAAATGAAATGAGAGAACGTATACGAGAGAGTAAAAGTAAGGTTAATAAAAAAATTAGGGAGCTTATACCTGATGAGTTACCCCCAATAAAAAAAGCAACCTATGAAGAATTGAAGTCTTATTTAGATTTTATAAATCATCCATTCTTTGAGTTTTATCTTAAATGTCTAAAACATGCGTCGATGAGTTTACAAGCAACCGCATTAGATCAAGTGAATTCTTATGAACTAGGAAAAGTAAAAGGGCAAGACATGGGTCTTCGGTTTTTAATTTCTATTCTAGAGGAAACTGAAATAGAAATGAAACGAAGAATTGATCCGAAGGAAAGAAAGATTAGAGAAACTGGAAAGGAATAAACTATGCCTAATGATGGGACCGGCAACGATACTCCCAAAGATGGCCAAGAGAATGAATTAATCTTGGGTAAGTATAAAACTGTCGAAGATCTTGAGAAAGCTTACAAAACTTTAGAACGAGAATATCATGCAGCCAAAGCAGATTATAAACAAGCAGAACAGTTTGCACAAATGGTTGCTCCTAATTTTAGGGTTGATGAAGAAGCTGGGACTGTTTCTTGGAATGAGGATTATTTGACTGAAGTTATGAAAGCTCTTGGATATAGAGTAGAAAAAAGCTCTAATTCAGAACCAGATTCTGATTCCGATACAGACAATGATAAGGATAATGATATGAATAAACTTGATAAAAACATGCTTGGAGAGTTAATTAAAAAAGAAGTACAGAAAATGATTAGTCCTGTAGCTAAAACTGTAAATGAAATGACTACTAAAGAAATGCTAAGTGAGATGGAAAACAAATTTCCAGACTTTAAAGATTACCAGAAAGACATTGGTTTAGAAATGAAGAAGCGTGGAATTGTTGTTAATAATGTTAAAGATCTTGAATCTTTATATTGGGCAGTGAAAGGAAGTAAAGGTGATCTATTTGATCGTAAGACTGCTGAAGCTGAAGCTAAAGCTCTTCATGATATGTTGATGAAAACAGGAAGTTTTAATCTTAGGTCCGTTAATGCTTCCAATAAAGAACCTCAAGAAATTACAGGTGATACGTTATTGGGTATTGATAGTAACGCATCTAAGACAGATGAAGCTAAAGCTGCTCAGCATTTTACTGGTAGTCCTGCTCATCTGCTTAAAAAGTAGTAGGAGATAAAAATGGTTGAGTTTGCTTCTCTTAGTAACACCTTAACTGGTGTTCGACTGGAAACTGCAATCAATCAAGAACGTCTAGTTCGTGATGTAGCTGAACAAATTTTGCTTCTTGATCCTAATGAATATCCTCTTGTTGTGATTAGTAGTAAATTGCGGAAACGTTCGTGTAAACAGACTAAGTTTGAATGGCAGGAAGACAAATTTACAAAACCCTATATGACCTATAAATCTGGTGATGACTCTTCTGGTGGTGATTTTTCAGATGAAACTAGTCTTACTGTCGATACTGATGAGTATATTCCTTATCAGAAATGGGATGCTTTCTTGAATATGAACAGTGGAGAAATTATCTATCTTACTGAAACTCCTACTTCTGAAACAATAAACAATATTGTTCGTGGTGCTTTTGGAACTACGCCTGCATATATGACAGCCGATGATAAACTCTGGTATATTGGTAATGTTGTTGAGGAAGCTGCTGGAGCACCTGTAGCTATTCATACAAAAATTACCATGCCTTATAACTATGTTACTAAATTGAAAACTGCTGTTGAAATGTCTGGTGATATGCTTGCTGATGAAACCTACGGCGGCCCTGATTGGGAATATTTCCGTAGGAAAAAAGGTGTTGAACATGCAAGGAAAATTGAAAGACTTTTCTGGTGGGGTCAGCGTGGCATTGATACAAGTATCCAGAACAGTGCCCATATGAGTAGAGGTGTTATGCATTGGTTGAGTGCTGATAATATTATCTCAAATTCTAGTGGTGCTTATACTGCGCAGCAGTTATTTGAAGATATGGAAACAATTGGTAGATATGGAGCTGGTATGAGAACTGCTTTTTGTGCTCCTAGAGCTTTAACAACTATTTCTGGTTGGGGATTGGACGATCTACAGACAATTCCTAGTGATGAGACTTACGGTATAAATATTAAACGTTTAGTTACTCCACATCTTGATCTGAATCTTGTCAAAACGAAGATGTTTCAGGATATGGGTGGACAGAGCCATCCAACTTGGGGAAATCCTAATACTCTTATGGTTCTCCTCCAGATGGATAAACTCGCTTATGTTTTTAAGCGTGGTAGAGATACCCATTACATAGCTAATATTCAGTTGAAAGAAGATGACCTCCAGAAAGATCAGTATTTCTCACAGGTTGGAATTCAGTTTGAGCAGCCTGAAATTCATGGAGCAATTGACGGAGTTACTACTAGCTAGGAACACGGCGGCGGGACTCCCTATTTTTAGGGAGTCCTATACCCGCTTTTAAGGAGAGAAAAATGGCACAATATCGTTGTGTTGTAGCAAATAAAAAGATTGTATTTCAGAGTAGAGATATAGATATAATTGGTAGACATAAAGTACCAATTCCATCTGTATCTGTAACTTTTAATAACCATCTACTCGACACATCTAAATTGAAAAATGGAGAAGAAATTGAAAAACTAATGGATGGTTTGTTGACTGGTATAGATGCTAATCGTTGGAATAAATTGATTATCAAAGTGGATTTCAATAAAACTAAAATTAAACAGAGTCTCGATACACAAATCGAAAAACTCAAGAAGAGAAAAAAAGAACTTGAAGCTGCTAGAGTCAATCGTGGTCCGGTAATGGAATATGATAGTGTGAAAGTAAATTTAAGTAATTCTACTACGGAAGGAGATTCCTTAAATGGCGAAACTAAGCCTAACGGGAACGGAGGTAGTCAATCAGATTCTTAAAAGAATCAATGAACTTGATTCTCCAGATATGGCTACTGTAGTAAAAGAGAATATACAAAATGCTCTTGTAGAGGTAACTTCTTTACATGATTGGGAAGCATTACAACGAAAAACAGATCTTACGTATAATGAAGATCCTTTGTGTATTGGAGAAATTGAATTAGATGAAGATGTAGATCGAATTTTAATTCTTAGACCACAAGATACAACTTATCCTCCATTAGATAAAATTCCTGCTGCTTTATTTGAAGAATACCAGACTAGATATGTAGAACCTTCTAAACCGAGATGGTATACATACGTTGCACCGGATCATTCTGTAGATACTGCTATTCCAATTTTGAAGATTAAATTATGGCCTACGCCGGCTGATGGAGATGTATTTCCAATGTGGTATATTGAGCATATTGCTGAAATAACTGACTGGGATAAAGTACCTAAATTGCCAAGTCATTTGTGGCATCTTGTAGCTTTACGAACAATGGCAATAATGGTCACTAGAATGGATATGGGAAAAAATGCTATCTTACAAGCGAATACAGACTATGAAGCTTATTTAGCTAGAATGCTTGTTAGAGAAGAATATGGTGATGATTCTCCTAAAGAAATTAGACAAAGTATGACTGTTAGTTCTTGGTATAAAAGAAGGAGACAGTCATTATGATGGAAATAAGTGAAAAATATCCATTAAAATATCCATATCCAATTATAGGAACATTAGATGTAAATATGGATGATGATCCTTTAATGGTTGGGTCTGTAGATCCTAGATTACTTGTAGATTGTAGGAATATAGATATCCGTCCAATGACGAGAAAACTTCGTAATAGATATCGCAATACAATAGATAATAATACTATTAAATTTTATTCTTCTGGTGTATTTTTTCCTGATGGATCTAAAGCATCTTTTCCTCTAACTGTAGATGATTATTGGGATAGTTTTTATATGGCTTCAAAGAATTCTTCTGGTCAAGCAGAAAATACACTTTGTTTTCTTGTAACTTTAAAATTGAAATGTGATGCAGTTGTTCCATATGATAGATATATCTTTAGAATTAAACATCCATGGTCTAATGCTGCCGGAACAAATAAATCTGAAAATTATATGGCATTAGAGATCGTTCCAGGAGCTGCTAGAGAAGATGCATATATTAAATTCACAATGACTTATAGTGTGACTGAAGGATCTACAGATGTAGAAGATTTAAGAACAATAACAATAGGTGGTGCAGATGTATCTGGAATGGAATTTCCTTGTGATGGAAAATGGCATCAAATAGCTATTGGTAGAAATTTTAGTCTTGGACCTACCGAAAGTTATATTGCATATTTTTTAGACGGTTTAGAATCTTATGAAGATGCAACTGATTTAAATGCAGTTTTTATGCCTTCACATGGACAACTATTGGAAAGTTCTTGTACTTACGAAGGCGCTACTTATGAGACAAAAGAGAATCTCTCTTATAATGCTTTATGGATAGGTGAAGGTGGAAATATGTCTATTGCGGAATTTATAATGAGAGATTTTCCTAGAAGTGTTTCTCAAGGACAGATAAGCAATTCAGATTATGAGACGTGGCTAACTACATATAAAAATATTCAATTAACCGAAGATGACTATACTGCTTCAGATGCTTATATAGTTTGCTATATACCATTCGATGAGGGTGGTGGAAAAGTTTTTACAGATAAAATAACCGAAGCGACTGGATATTTTTCGCCTCAAGAACCATTCGTAAACGACGACGGAAATCTTGTTTTTACGGGAAGCAATTGTGTTGCTAGACCTTCTAAAAGTTCTTCTCATAAGTTATTGATGGACCAATTAGATACTATGGACGGTGAGGAAGATTCAGGTCCATTATTTCCTGTATCTCCAGATCAAAAATTTGAAGATTATAAACCAGTTACAGGAACGTTAGAAAATATAGAAAAGTGGTATGAAGGGACTGTACAAATAAAGATAAAACTTAGAGGATTGAAAGAGGGATGTATTGGTGGAAATCTCTGGATTGTCAGAATAAGTGATTCGTCTATAGATCAAGGATATGCTTTAGTTTTAAGAAGTCCGAGTAGTTTTTGGGTTTATAGCTCTGCATTTACTCCTGATTGGTATGCTACTAATACTGCTGGACAAGTAGATGAAAGTTGGATTGGTGTAGAAAAAACTATTACATATAATATTTATTTGAGTGTGAGTGGTGGAACCCCTACTTATAAATATAATGCTGAAATGTGGGTTGATGGTGATTCTGTAACTCTTCAAACTATAGATGAAATTACTTTTTTTGATTTGAATGCTGCTGCTAGTTATCAGAAAGTAGTTCCTAGTTATATGGGTGGTGATTCTTCTTCTGGTAGAGATGATTATAACTTTTTCACTAAGCCTATGCTTGGAGGCCATGAAGCAAATGAAAATCATTGTTTACCTTTTGAATTGATTTTCATGAGAGCTTGGGCTGGATCAAAGTTTACACAAGATGATGTCGATAATACTTATTCTATCGAAGATTTACCTATTGAGTATTTAGTAAGATTGAAAGGTTTTCCAGGATACATCTATGATGATGATGTTGGTTTTAGTAAAGAATTAATTTGTATTCTTGAATCTGAATTAGGTCCATTTAGTTTAGGTGTGTCTACTAAGCCTATGGGAATAATCACAACTCCACATCAATTTTATACTGATGTAGATGATATGGATGATAAAGGATTTGTATATCAAACAGATTATCGTGGAAAAGAAATAATGTATGCTATACAACAGAGATTAGCTTTTCGAGTTAATAGTGTTTATAAAGCTGACATAACATTGTTTGATAATCCATATGGAAATGATTATTACATGCCATCTGAGGCTAGAGGCCAATTGAGATTATTGAACGGTATAGATTATGGACATTGCATTTCCTATTACAATACAACCACATTTCAAAATAATTTAGAGTCTAGAATTGAGTTTGACTATGAAGCAGATGATGGACGATTTGAGACTCCAGAATGGGGTCAATTGAAAGGTATTCTATCTTTACATAATGTCATAGTATCTGATACCAAGATTCAGGGTCGTAGAAAGTATGGATTGACACTTGAGAAAACTAGATTTCTTAGACTTGGAACTCAAAAAGCTTTTGCAAATATTAAAAATGTGGATCAACCTTCTGGAGATATAACTTCATCATTACAAATAAAGTGGGTGACTTGTGGAACTGGTGCAGATACAACTGAAGAGAGTCCAGCTTTTTTAACTAAGCCAAAAGCTATTAGAGGAATATATCAATATATTTCTGAAGACGGAAAAATTAATAAATTAATTGTTGTCGTTCATAATACAGTCTATTCATATGATCCAGATACTCAAAATTTTGCTCCAGAACCTAATGCAAATATGGATAATGTAGATGATGAACAGATAAATTTCACAATAGCGAATAACAAACTTATCTTAATGGATAGTAATAACGCTATAAAATTGAATCATAAAAATAATTGGTCTACTCTTGGCATTCATAGACCGAATAAAATATATGCTGAAGCATGGCCCTCTATCAAAAATGGTAGTACATATGGAGCTTTTGATGAAGATAGAGATTATCATTATGCCTATACTGCTCAATATTATGATGAAGAAAATAATGCTCGAAGTGGTACTTTACCGATATTTCCTACAAGTGGTCAAGGAGTCAAGTTTCAAAGAGACTTGTCTGGAACAAGTCTTTGGGCAGATTTTATAATTGTAAATTGCTCTACCCACTTAGATGGGAATGTAAATAGAGTTAAATTCTATAGAACCTTAGATTTAAATGTTAACGGAGCTGCGTCTGATTTATTTTTAACGGTAGAGACTGGAGTCAATAAGTTTAAAGAATTAGAAGGATATTTTAACACAGTTGATCCCAATGCTTATGGATACCATTCTGATTTAGATTTTACAGATACTAATGGTGAGTCTCATAAATTATTAAGGAGACATGGAAATAGAATTCTAGATATTTGGGAAGATTCCAAATTATCTGAACAACCTATGTTAGATACAAAATTCATTGGAGTAGATGCAGTTCCTCCACGTTCTAAAGCGATGGGAATGGTTTTAGGAAGATTTTGCGTTGGAAATACTCCACAGTATAGTAACGGATTCCAATGGTGTGAATTAGATGTATTAGGATTACCAATTCCTGATGAGATTCTAGAGACTAATCTAAAAATAGTAACTCGTGGTGAGTTGAATGAAATAACAGGCATCATACAAGCTGCGGATACTGGATTATTGTTTCAGCGAGAAGCAGTTCATAAAATAGTAGAATATACTCCAAATATTTTAGATACTAAACTAGTCGTTTCTAAAATTGGTTGTATTAATCAAAGATGTTGCACTCGCGTCGGCGAATCTATCTATTTTTTAGGGCATAACGGGTTATATAAGTATTCCGGAGGTTTACCGACTTTAGTTTCTAAAAAGATACGAAAATTCTTCGAACAAAACATTAATCGTAATGAGATAGAGAGTTCCTTTATAGTTTATGAATCTAATTATCATAAAATTAGATGCTATGTTCCATCAACTAATGTTGAAGATGGAGATAAAGCGTGTGATATGTGTATTGTGTATGATATTGAAAGAGAACAGATTACTTTTGAAGAAGTTCCAGAAATAGTATGTGGATATGAAACTTATGTGAATGGTGAATATGTAGTATATTTAGGAAATAAATGGGGGTCTTTCTTTAGAATAGTTTATGATGATAATTATATTGAAGGAATGGATCAAGTTATTGTAGATACTGATGTAACTATTACTGGTAAAGTGATATCTATAGATGGACCAAATACTAATTGGCCTGAAGGTAGATATGGAATGTATGGGCTTCCTGTTTTTCTAATTAAACAAAATACAGGAACTCCGACTTCTTTATCTATATGGAAAGGAATGGTAAGTGAAATAAACTATCATTCCGGTACAGTTTATTATGCTGAAGTAGAGAAATGGATTCCATTATACAATGCAACTAGTGATCCAATAAATGGAACATATGATTCTGTCATTTTTGGTGGAATGTATTACCACTTTAAAACTCCAGTATTAAATTTCCCAGATTTATTTTTTGAAAAATTGATTACTAAAATTGAGTTCTTTACTAATAAAATAAATTTAGATGAACAATCTAATTTTAATATTAATCTAGGAATCACAATAACACTAAACCATGGACAGAGAGAAAATAAATATTTATTATCATTACAAAATGATGATGATTTTTCGTATATAAGTCTCCAACGAGAACGGAGTAGATTTATACAAGTAGAAGTAGCTGGGGTTAGTATTATTCCGTTGGATATAAAAGCTATGGTATTTCATGTTACTCGAACTGGCTCTAAGTTGGATACAGACCACTAATGACAAAATTTAAAGAATATATAGATCCATCTGAAAAAATCCAAGGAGATCATGTTATTGGATATAGTGAATTGATTATCAAAGATTTTATAGATTCATCGAATAGACGAAATGTTTTATTTAGTGATATAATTGAGCAACTGAATTTCTTATCTTCTAACTTTCCCGACTATGATACTGGGTATTTAAAGGTGTCTGTAAATACAGAATACACTGTAAAACACAAAATGAAGATAATTCCATTACGGTTTTTATGCTTCTTATCTATATCTGAAAAACCGGAGTACGCAAAAAAAGAGATCTACGTCGAATCTGGAATTCAGTATTTAAAGATGAATAATGAAGAAATTACCATAAAAACACCTACTACTTTCATTGATGGAAGTAGTTTAGATAGATATATTAGATTACTCCTTTGGAGGTAATTGTTATGGCTGGCGGAAATAATTTAGATTTATCAATATTGAGTAGACTTTTTGGTGCCACTGATACAGATCCTGAAATGTTAAAATTTACTGGATCTAAATCAGACAGATTTAAAAAACAATTATTACAAGACTATAGATCTAAAGAAATTAATCGTGTTTTGATGGCATTGTTGGCTGGAGAAGATACTGCTTGGATGAATAAGATGAAAGAAGCTGCTGCTGGTCAAGCTGGAGGAATTAGAAGAGGTGTAGAAGGATCAGCAGAATCTTTGAAAGCTGCTTTATCAAGTAGAGGTGGTGGTAGTGTGGCTAGCGTCGGTGCTTTTGCTCCGATACAAGCTGCTGGAGAATCTCAAGTAGCTGGTCTTCGTCCTCAAGCACTTTTACAAGGTGCTCAAACGTCTCAACAAATTGTAAAGCAACTTATGGATTTTGTAGTGAATCAATATAGTCTTGTAGCCGGATTACAAGCTCCTACAATTTCTGGACAATATGGAGTTGAACAACAAAAAGTCGCTGGTGAATATGGATTGAAAGAAGCTATGATTGGAGCACTTGGTAGAGGTGCTACTGCACTTGTTGGTGGATAATTTAAGGATGTAAAAATGCCTGAAGAAATAAAAGATACTTCAACAGAATCCAGTCAAGATACTGGAGATGGTATTACAGGTGCTTTGAGCACTACTTTACAAGCTCAATGGTTGGATGAACAGCAAAGAGAAAATGATATCCAAACTATTCAAAAAGATCTTACTACAGAGAGACTTTTAGAAGAATCTGCGGGAAAAGTAGGTGGTTATGACGATATACAAGATGCTGAAGACAATTTATTGACTAGTTATATTCCTCCTGTGGATGAATCTCAAAAAATATCAGATCTTAATACTTATCTTCAGGGACTGGAAGAGAAAAGAAAAAGAGAAAATGATGTACCGACGGCTGCAATGATTCTTGGAGGAATTGCTTCAGCTATTGGAGTTGGCGCAGGTCTTCCAGGAATATTTGCTGGTGGACTTTTGCTAAACGCAGCGGGTCAAAGAGAACAAAACAGAAGAACTCAATTTTATAATCAGAAACGAGAGGAAGCTATTGACGTTTTTAAGACTAATATTCAAAGAGATGTAGCTTTACAGTCTGCACTTATTTCAGGAAGTGCGGCAAAAAGTGCAGCAAAAATAGCTGCTGAAGCAAATAAATTTAGAACGATAACATTAGCTAAAACAGCAGATTTAGATAGACAAGTTGAACAATCTAAAATTGAAATGATGAAGAGTCAAAATAAAATTGAGTATGATAAATTACAAGAAAGTATTAGACAATTTGATAAAGAATTCCTTTTAAAAGAAAAGGAAGTAGAAGCTAAAATTAAGAGAGGAGAGAAGATAACTCCTGACGATAAAAAGGTAGAGACTTTAGATAATTACACAAGTGAGACAGAAAGAACAATTGTAAACGAAGCTACGGGATTTTTTACTACACATTCTCAATACAATCAAGAATTATTACAAGCTGCTGTATTAATAGATGCTGGTAAACTGACTGATGCTGGAAAAATGATTGAAGTGATTACAAATAAAGTGTATCCTAAATTACAGAAACATATACAGCAAGTCCCTACTGCTGCTGGCCGTGAAGTTGAAACAAGTAAATTAGTACCTAAAGTTGTAAAGGCTTTTGTAAATGATATAATTCAAACAGCACTTGAACAGCCAGATAGTGATATAGCTAAAAGACTTGCTGAAGCTAGAGGATTTACATCTATACAAGAAGAAAAAGCTAAAGCTAAAGCTGTAAGTCCAAGATTAGAACCGACACCTATAGGTAAAGGAATAATGAAGGATGAATTTATTCAGAAAGATACTGGTAAATATAATACAACTCTTATCAAAAATGCTTTAGCTTACGATCCTCGATCTTATGATAGAGATTTATATGAACCTAGAGATATTAATCAGAATCAAGAAGCAGTAGATAATTATCTATTTAAAGCTATGCATGAACTTTTTCAAGTGTCTGGAAAATTTGGAATTCCTAATGCAATATTTGAAGAAGGCAATACTGATCCTGAAGATATAAAATGGTTTGGGACGTTTTTAGGCATGGATAGGCCAGGGTACCCACAAGAGATTATTGATTTTACCCCTATGACTGAGAAAGATGAAATAAAAGGATATGGAGACTTTGAAGTGAAAAATAAGCGTGGTATTCGTCCACAGAGTAAAAAGTATTTTTATAGAGGAGATTATTATAGAAAGTTAGCACGTGAAAGAGATAAAAAATATGACTCATTTGATCTTTTTGTAAAGAAGGTTTTAGAAGAAGTTAAGAAAGGTAATGTGTCTCCTGCTTTTATGGAAAAATTTAAGCATGTGACGACGATTACGAATCAGGCATATGAAGAGGTTCCAGAATAATGGCTCTTGCACTTTCTTCATCTGTAAATAAGATATTATCTGGAAGTAGTCTATCTATTCCTCCAACAGTTGCTCGGATTTTGAGAGGAACAGAACCTGATCCAGATATGATTGGAATTGAAGATTTAGCTGAAAGACAAGTAGAAAAAGAAGAAAGTGGTGGTAATCCTTTATTTACTGTTCTTGAATGGATGGGTAGACCTCAAGCTGCTGTAGCTGGTATTATTAAAGATGCTATAGATGGAGGAGATTTTTCGCCATTAGATAGAGTACAAAAGGCTTTTACTGGTGACGAATCTTATCGTACTTCAGATATTATGAGAGAAGCTGGAATACCAGTCGATTCTTATATAGCAAAAGGAGCAGCTTTTGTAGGTGATATTTTAACTGATCCTCTTATGTATCTTAATTTAGGTAAAGTAGTTAAAACATTAGCATCTGGACAAAAACTTGCACGTTTAGGCTCAAAAGAAGTCAAACAAGCAGTGTCTTGGTTTGGAAAGAAGACAGCAAAACTACAGAGTATAGCAGATATAGATTCTAAACAAGCTAAAGAAAACTTTTTTAAACTGTTAAACAAAAAAAGAAAATTATTAAAAATTAAAGGTCGAAGTAGGTTAGAACAGCAAAAACTTGGAATCATTAATTACAAACTTATGAAATCTATTAAGGAATTGGCTGGAGAAATAGATCATAAATATCTTCGTTTCTGGAATGAAGCACCTCCTGAAAAATATCCTTCAGATATTTTTAGAAAAGCTGCTGAGAATCCTTTCTTAAATAAGACTCCAGTTAGAACTATCCAATTGATTCACGGACAGCATAGCACATTATCTAGATTAGAATATCATCAGAGAATGGTCCAAAAAGTCTTAGATAATCCAAATAAATTTCCCTTATTATATGAAAGAATAACTCAAGGTAATGCTAAATTCTGGAAAAATGCGAAGATTCAAGAGGTAACTATTGCAAAACAATATAATGCTGGAGAGCGTAATTTAATAGCTTTAAACTTCTGGCCTTTAGCTAAATTAGGATCATTATTTGGAAAAGATCTTACTAATATTAACGTACTTGGAAGCCTTAATAAACACATTGGAGCAGGATTAGCTCATACAGTCGGCAACCTTGCAGATAGTATCGGTGATATTGAGATGATGAGGCATATCAATAGAGTATTCAAATTGTCAAGCGGTATTAGGGCTTTAGATTATTATGCAAGTGTTGCAACGATGAATGCAACCGCATCTAGAGTAAGTTATGAGCAATTTATAAAACAGGCAAGACCCATACTAGATCAAGTAACAAACAAAGAAGAATTTAAGAAAGTTTTAGAATTTATGGAGGGAAGAGGATATTATCAATATGGATATAAATTAGAAAATGTAGATCCTAAAATAGCCCAAGTAGCAGAGACATTAGAACAATTAACTGAAGAATTAAACTTAAAAGAGATGTTAGCTGGAACACGTGCTATAGGACACGAAATTTTTCGTCCAAAAACTACTTCAGAATTGCATAAAGCTTTTCAAACTTATATTACTAAATCTCAAAAAGATCGTAAAATTTTACAAAGACATTATGAAAACGAAGTAGCTGGAATGATGACTGCTCACTTTTTCAATAAATTACCTAAAGCAAGACAGAAACTAATTAGTTTGACTATGAAAGAATCTGGTATAGAATTGAATTCTCCAGAACATTTTAAAGAATTATACAATCAAGTCAGAGATCACTATATCGAATACACTTCAATGCTTCCTCTAAAAAATAAAAGATCAATTCATAGATGGTTATGGGTAGATGAAGGCTTTATTCCGTATGGTTCAAGCGGAATTAAAGATTTATCTAAAATACCAAGAGGTAGAGCATGGGCTGAAGAGAATTGGGTTAAACAATTTGAGAAAAATTTGAAGAAATTCTTTGTAGCAAAACATATAGCTGGTCCTAAAAAGCTATTAGAAAAGTATAATAAGTTACTTTCTAAAAAAGCTAAAGGAGTAATAAATACCGAAGAATTGAGAGAGTTTGAGCGGTATAAAATGATGATGGAAATGGAGCTTGAACAAGCTGCTAGTATGTTTGGGAATGATAAACTTACTGGAGCTATGGGATATGTCCCAAGATATCTTTCTAAAGAAGGAAGAGATTTACTTGCTCATGTTTTAGACAAGACTACATTGCGAGACGGTGAATCGGCGGCGGCCCATTTTTTACGGGCTTCCAAAGGACGTAACTTTAAAAACATGGATATGAAAGAAGTTAATGAATTGATAAATAATGGAAGCTTGGATTCTGGATTCATTTCTTCGCTGATTACACAATTAAAAGAAGTAGCTAAAAAAGATCCTAAAATTGCTAAACGACTTGAGTTTATGAAAAACAACGATATAGATTTTGATTTGTTTTTTCCTCCAGAACGTTTATATCAAGCATTTGCAATTAGGTGGGCTAGTGGTATTAGGGCTATTACTCATTCTGAAATCATCAATACCATGACTGCTTTATTGGGAAGAGCTGTAAGGGGAGCAGATGATCTTAGATTAGGAGAAACTGTCTTTTCGTTTACTAAAAGAGGAATCAAAGGATATGATGTAGGTTTTTGGAGAAACCTAACTCCTGAACAGGATGCTTTTATTGGAGTATTAGAAAAAGAACAGTGGCTTGGTATTGAGGGACGAGCTAAGGGGCGTGAATTGTTTATAGAGATTGGTAAAGATCCTGTTCGATTAGCTGAAGGACTTGCAATAGATGTTCCTATGTGGGCTATTCCCATTCAAGCTAAAGAATTTATAGATCGAATGAGTGACCATTTACGAAATCCTCAAACAATGAATGCTTTCGTTAGAACGTGGGATAAGATTACAAATTTTTGGAAAACTATTACATTAGTCCCATTTCCTGGATATCATTCGAGAAATGCTATTGGTAGTTTTTGGCAAAACATGTTAGCTGGGATCAATGTTTCTGATTATCTTAATTCGTCAAGAATAGTAGCTACTAGATTAGGTCAAAAAGCTAAGCTAACTGGAGGAATGTGGAAAGATCTTAAAAATCAGTTTATTACTCTTCCAGACAAAACTAAACTTTCATTGGAAGAAGTTTATGATTTGTATGTCAAAAATGGTGGTGCTCCATTCTTTGGTGGCGAACTGCCTACAATGAAACGTGGTTTATCTACATTTGGAAAATCTAAAATTAAGAATATAGGTAGTGCAATAAATCCTCATAACGTCATCATTAAAACTGGAGCAGGTGTAGGACGGCAAGTAGAAGATGTTCATAGATTATCTTTATTTATTAACAGACTCAAAAAAGGATATACTCCTAGTGAAGCAGGGATGTCTGTAAAAAAGTATCATTTTGATTATTCAGAACTTACGTTAACTGAAAAAAATAAATTTCGACGACTTTTGCCATTTTATTCGTGGACTAGAAAAAATATTCCACTTCAATTAGAAATGATGATTAGACAACCTGGAAAATTTAGCGCATTGAATCATTTCATTAGGGATTTTTGGGACAAGGATAGCGAATTAAATGAGCAAGATAGAAAACTATTACCAGGATTCGTATCTCGTAGGTATGGAGTTGTTTCTAGATTAGACAAAGATACTGGAGATTTGTATGTAAATATTTTCCAGAGCTGGATTCCTGCTATGGATTTGATAGCGATTCAAGCACCCGTTCAGACTGGAATTGAAATGGCTAATCCACTTCTTAAAATCCCAACTGCTCTATATTTTAATAGAGATCCTTTTACTGGAAAGCCTATTGAAGAACCTAAAGGTCAGCAAGAAACTATATTCCCTGGTATAACTAAAGAACAATACGGGATAGGTTTAGAATTTCCAGTCCCACGAAAATTAGCTTTTACTGCAAGATCTTTTTCTAGAGGTTTTGCAGAAGTTGAAAGATTAGCATCTCCTAATCCGTATAAAGAAACTCCTCAATTTAATATACGTCTCAAAAGAGCATTGCTTGGATTTAAAGAGTATAAGTTTAATCTTCAAAGACTTAAGAAACGGAGAAAATTTGATATCGCTAAGAGGTCTGGACAGTTAAAAAGACAGCTTCATAAAGCTAAACAAGTCGGAGATAAGGAAATGGTCCGCTGGTTTAAGGATATGATAGCAGATGCACAAGAAGAAAAACGACAGATCAATAGTTTTTAAACATCATATAGAAGAACTTGTAGAAAATTTTAAAGATATCCCTGGATTTGTTGTAGGAAATGGCTGGAGTAAAACTTATTTTGATATAGATAAGTTAAAAGATATAGGAATAATAATTGCGTGTAATGAAGCATTCAAAGAGCATCATGTTGATTTGTTGATGTTTCAAGATGTAGATAAACGAGATTTATTTGAAAAGATTATGAAATCTTACCCTCTAAAAGTTATGCATAAGTCGATAAAAAAGACATGGCAATTAGAACAAGTAGCTGAACAGAAAGAGAAAATATTCTATTATGATCTTAGAAGATCCTTTAAACATTATAATGGACTGATGAAACAATTAAGTGGACATATGGCTTTTCAATTAGCTTACAAACTAGGATGTAATCCAATAATCTTAATAGGAGTAGATTGTTGTGCAGAGGGACCAAATAAAAGATTAAATACTCATAATTTACAAACTAGAACTTTAGCTAAGGAACAAGGTAAGTGGACTACTACTACTTTAAAAGCATCTATAAAACCGTTAGTAAAAGTATATAGAGAAATAAAGGATGAGAGAAAAGTTTTTAAATTAGGAAACTATGGACTCTTACCTTTCCCAATCATTTCATGGGAACAGGTTTTAGATAGAGATTTTGAGGAGAGTCATCATGCATGAGCTTTTCACCTATAGTCCTCAACTCTTCATTGTTTTACTTGGGATCGGTTATCTATTGGACAAATTAAAAAAGTTTAACGATAAAAAGAATGGAAATAATGGAGTAACTGCTTATCAAGCAAATCTTCTTGAAAAAATAACTTCCTTTCAAGCTAGAGTTTTAATTGTGCATGAACAACAAAATGAAAATCTTAAAACAATAATTGCTAAACTTACTGAAATGAATGGAGATAATAAAGAGATAAAAAGAGAATTAGCAGAGAGACCTTGTATTTTCAATAAACCAGACTCGAAATGAGCCCTATATATAAGTAGGTAGAAACTCGAACATATCTATTTAAATTGATTAGTGACTGTCTTCATAACTCCTTATATACTAAGGAGTTAAAATTTTTCAGAATTTTCTTGAGTATGTGACAGTTTTTTGTTAGAGTGGGAATACTCTGAAAACATGAGGTGAAATAAATATGTTAACGCAAGCCTTTAAACATCAACAAGTTATAGCTGATACCGTTTGCAAGAAACCGAGTGTACTCGGTACGTCTGTAGCTTTGCTTTGTGAATGTGGTACGGGAAAAACACGTATCATATTAGACATAATAGAACGCAGAGGATTTACTACTACATTAATATTGTGTCCAGCATATGTAGTTGATACATGGATCAATGAAATACTTAAACATACTACATTCGCTTTTCATCTATTTCGTGGAACTGTCGTACAAAAAATGGAGCGATTTGTTAATTTTTGTATGGATACTGGACCGCGTATTTTAATTTGCTCTTATGAAAGTTATGTGAGATGGGCTGAAATATTGGAACCTAAAAAATTTGAAATGGTTGTCGCCGACGAAGCATCTATTTTTTCAGGTTACGGAAAAACAGTAAGATTAGCACTTAGAAAATTTAGAAACATAAAGAATAAAGCTATTATGACTGGAACAATTATAGCGGAGAAATACCAAGACGTATTTACTCCGTTTTATTTTTTAGACGGTGGTAGGACCTTTGGGGATAGTTATTTTTATTTTCTGAAGAATTATTTTACAGAGGATTTCAAGGGTGGATGGGAAGTTACGGATTGGGGAAGAAAAACTATACAACAAAAACTAAAGTATAATCCATATATATTTACTTTGTCTAAAAAGGAATGTTTGGATTTACCTCCAAAAATCTATCAAGCGTATTATTATAGAATGAGTAAAGATCAAACAAAGTTAGATCGTGAAATTGTAAAGAATTGGGAAGCTAAAATTTTTAATGAAGATGGAGAGTTAGTGACTTTTGAAGAGTTTAGCTATTCAATCCAAATCTTACAGAAGAGAATGCAAATTTGTTCTAATTTTATGTATATAGAGAATGGAGACAATAAAAAAACTATTTATAGAATACCCGGAAAAAATCAGAAGCTCGCTGTCGTTCAAGATTTTATAAAAGAAAATCGTGATGAAGGTATAATAATTGTTTATCAATATAAAGCTGAAGAAGAGATATTAAAAGAAGCAGGATTTAAGATATTTGAATCCCATAAAGATATAAAAAGTTTTCCTGGAATACTTGCTTGCCAAATAGATAAGATAAAGATGGGAGTAGACGGTTTTCAAGATGTAGCTAATATAGCTATATTCTTCTCAAATAAACTATCTCTAAAAGATAGAATACAATGTGAAGACAGGCTTCATAGATCAGGACAGAAAAAATCAGTAGTTATTGTTGATTTCATATGTAACGGTGCATATGATGCTCAAATATATTATATCTTAAAAGAAAAGAAAAAACCCCTTTTGGAGTTGTATAATGCCTATACAGAGAGCAATAGATTTGATCGGTTACGAATCTCCTAGAACAAATTATCCGGTATCTGTTAGGATACGCCCTGATCTATTGGTAGTCATAGATAAAATTTGTGCTAAACTGTCTTTTAGTAGAAGTGATCTTATAAATTTGTTCATCCTAAATTCTTTAGGCCATACTAAAGTAGATTTTGATGCTAAAAGTATAGCTGTAGGTGAAGAATTTACAGTTATGGGAGAATAATTATGTCTATGATATGTGAACATTGTGGATCAACTTCTGTAATGATTGATGAAGGAGAAGTATTATCAAAAGACCATCCAAGTATTTTAACTGATACTTATTGTCTTGATTGTGGACAAAAGATAGATCCAGAATTGGTGTATGACTATTTTAAAGGAATTGAAGAAGCAGTGGAAGACGAAAGAGTTTCAAAATATTTAGAAAATAGGAGAATATAATGAATGACCAATCTTATATTCCAATAAGCCATAGTGCATTAGCTGCATTCCTAACTTGTCCTAGAAAATTCCAACTGTATCCAAAATATAAGGTAAAATCTTATGAAGAGCCTTTACGGACTGGTCATATTGCTCATAAAGTTTTTCAGAAGTTTTCACAGGATCAAAACCTTAATGATATCTATAAATATATAGATGAAGAAGTGACTAAGGAATTAGAAACCCATATGAATGTTCCAGACATTAGTAAAATCTGCTATAAGATGGCAGGAATGTTAAAAGGAATGTGCGCAGGGAATCCATATTGGAAAGACATTATTCCCTATATTCAACATACCGAATTAAACTTTTCATATACTTTACCACAATTCGGTATTTTCGGATTGCATGGATTTATAGATGCTATAATAAAAACTCCAAATGGATGTTTTGTAATAGAATATAAAACAACCGGAGATATCAGACGTTTTACGCATACAAAAGCACTAAGAGCTAATCTTCAAGCTACAATTTATTACTACGCATGTAAACATATGGGAATAGACATTCGCGGCGTCATGTTTATGATTTTTAAAAAACCTCAAATCAGACAAACAAAAAAAGAGACGCCTGAAATGTTTGAACAACGTTTGATTGAAGACTATAAAGCTCGGCCAGAGTTTTATTTTTATAAGGATTTTACTTATCGAGATAAGGATTCTACAGATTTTGAAAATCGTTTGATAAAACATTTTTCTAGAATAGAAAGATGTTTTCAAGAAGATGATTTTTGGATGAATGAGGAATCTTGCTACGGATTTAAACCGTGTGTCTTTTTACCGATTTGTCAAAACGATCCGAATTGGAAAGATTATTATGAGGAGATATCAGAATGAATATTGAGAAAACAGTACCTAAGAAAACTATGTATAACAGCAACTGGTTTCTTTATGGAGCACCTGGTATAGGGAAAACTACATTAGCTTCACAATTTCCTAAATCTTTGTTTATCTATACAGAAGCTGGACAAGGATTTGTATCATCTGATTGTGTACTGACTGAACATGATAATCAAGTGTTTACAAGTTTTAAAGAAATTCAATTTGTCGTTAATGGCATCTTGAAAGATCCAGAATATAAGGAGAATTATGATGTTATTTGGTTTGATACTGTAGATAATTTTATAGATTTAGCTTTTAGACATGTTTGCGATTTGAAACATGTTGAACACGCTTCAGATTTACAATGGGGGAAAGGTTGGGATCTGACTTCACAAGAGATAAAACTAATAATTAGCAAGCTGCAATCAGTTGGCTTTACTCTTGGATTCATTTCTCATGAATTTTCGAAAGATCATCAATTCAAAGGAAGAACTATTACTAAAATCATTCCAAATCTAGGAACTACAGCAAGAAAAGCTATACTACCTTTAGTCGATTTTATCGGATATATGTACATGTCACCCATCAAAATAGGAAGTAAACTTGTAAATAAAAGAGCTATTTCTTTTGTTATGCATAGTGAGTATGAATCAAAAGATCGCAGCGGTTTATTTACCGAACCTATTATCTTGGAAGATTCTAATACGTGTTATTCCAGACTAGAGGAAGTTTGGAACAAAAAAGTTTCTGCCATAGAGGAGAATTAAAATGACAAATGAAGAGGTCAATTTTGAGCAAGAGTTGTTGAATATCCAATCAACATGGGATCAATCGCAATCGAGAGAGGAACGTGAAGGTATTGAAGATGGAGATTATAAACTTGTAGTGAAAAGTATGGAGCTAAGGAAATCTCCAAAGACGGGAGATATACAGGTAAGAACTGTTTTTGAAATGCTTCCTGCTCCTGGAGAACCAAATTTTCTTGCTCGTACCATACCTCCGAAATGGGACAACCTTTCTGATCCTGATCGGGCAGGATATTTTAAAGACATGCTTAACGCAATGGGTTTAGAATATCCTGAAAAGATTGTGGATATTATTCCTGTTCTCGAACAAGCAAAAGATCGAATTGTTTGGGCAACAATCAGGAACGTATTTACCAACAATCGACATTACATCAATATCTATGTCAACAGTTTGTGTGAAGAATAATACTCTTTAGGGTTTAAATAGGGAGAATATATTGGAAAAGAATTTAGATACTCTTATCTTTATTTAGACAGCCTAGGATGTTTATCTAAGGATGGACCTAAATTGGACCTACAGTATATCCTCCCTTTCTTTGACAATCATAGAGCATGGGCGGGTTCCTTCCTTGAGTCCCCTGTATCCCTCACCTCTAGTGAAGGTCGTTACCATGATAACGCCTCCAACCCAAACGATCCGATCGTCCCATGCTCTTTATCTTTATAGGGGATAGGATAGATTGAATCTTATGTTGTACGTCTTGTACACCCGATTGTGCTATTATTACTATCCTATCCCCTTCCTTTATCTTAAAAAAGGAGATTTTCATGCGGACTTATATAGCTATAGATACCGAAACTACTGGATTAGATATCCATAAAGACAAGCCTTTTCTAATCGGTACTATAGATAATAAAGGGACATATAATTTCTTAAAAGAATCAGACTTTAAAAAATTACCAGAAATCGTCGGCGACTCCATTCCTATTTTTCATAATGCCAAGTTTGATATTCTAATGCTAAAGAATGTCGGGTTTGATTTCTCTGATAGGGAATTCCATGATACACAATTAATGGCTTTTAATGCTGATAGTAGAAAGAAGTTTCCATCGTTAGATTATTTAGTTAATAGATATCTTAAACGAGAACGTCCGTTTAATGAGATAGTTAAATTGATGATTAAACTTGAAAAGAAAACTTATCAAGAAATACCTGAAGATATTATGTATAAGTATTTATATGAAGATGTAAGTGATACATTAAGATTATTTTATTTCTTTCTTCCTCTATTGAAAAATAGGTCTTATTTAGCAGATATTAGGTTGTTACCTACTTTATTAGTTATGGAACAAAGAGGTGTTCAGATATCAACTGATAAGATTCATGAAGCAGCAGAAGAAGTGATAATGAAAATAAATAATCTAAGCAAAAAATTAAAAGAATCTTTAGGAGATATCAATCTCAATTCTTGGCAGCAAACTAAAAAAGCGTTCAAAGATAGATTAAATATCTCACTTCCAAGTGTCCAGAAGATATCCCTACTTAAAGTAGTACATCATACGGCTATTGAGTTAATCGAGTATAAAAAATGGAATAAATTATTGAGCACTTATTTAATGGGATTTCTCAAACGAAAAACTAATCGAAACACGATTCATACTACATATAATCAAGTTATACCAGTGACAGGAAGACTATCTTCAAGTAATCCAAATCTTCAAAATATTCCAAAACGAGATAAGGAAGCTGCAAACTATATTAGAAAATGTATTGTAAGAAGGGATGGTTTTGTAAATTATGGCTTTGATTATTCGCAAATAGAATTAAAAATATTTGCTTGCACAGCTCAGTGTAAGAAAATGCTTAGCTATTTTAGTGAAGGAATCAATGTGCATAGAGAAACTGCTAAATTTATTTTTAGCACACAGGAACCTTCTAACTCACAATATTATATTGCAAAGCAAATTAATTTTGGAATCATTTATGGAATGGGACCAATAAGATTTGCTAAAGAGTTAAATGGATCTGCTTATCCGCAGGGACTTATTGATGATCTGATATCTGTAGATCAGACAAAGGAATGGTATGAAATATATCACGAAATCTATCCAGAGATTAGTGACTATATGAATCGCTGTATTAAAACAATACACAATAATGGAAAGATAGTTGATATATTTGATAGAACATACTACCTAAAACCAGAAGAGTCTTATAAAGCAGCCAATTATACTATTCAAGGACCGGCAGCTACTATTCATAAAGAAGGACTTAGACGATTTTATGAATGGAGTAGAGGTTTTAAAAATAAAATCAATCCAATTCTCATCATTCATGATGAAGTTATTGTTGAATTGATAGAAGATCTAGAATTTCTATGGGATCAAATCCCACATCAACTCAACGATTTAAAAAGTTTAGATCTGCCTATACGAGTGGATATTAATAAATATGGAGAAAACTTATCAATTAAGGAGGAGATTAATGTATAGTACTCCTGAACAAATTGAAGCCTTTGATAGGATCTGTCAGAGACTTCGAGAAGAG